CACGGTGTAAAGCGACATCTGCGTCTGACCAACACCTGCGTTGATCTGGGCATAAAGAACAGTAGCAATCTTACCCGTAATAATACCCGCATTAACGCCATTCGTTATAAACATGCCATTAATACGGAAAAACGAATTGGTTGTCGTCGCAGTGCCTGAACCGTTTAAAGTGACGGCTTCAGAAAGCAAATTGTAGTTTGCATCCAAACCGTTGACCTGAACAATCAAACCAGCATCAGTTGCGCCAGACGCGCTGAGAAGAACAACAACACCAGCAGTTCCCGGATAGGCATATGCGCCGCCAGATTGCGTTAAGCCTTCCCACAATGGGCCAAGAGCAGTACCCGCAACCTGTGTGCTGTAACCAAAGATTTCTACGGGCTGGTGATTCGTAATGTGACCACGAGCAACCTGTAATTCAAACGGCTCGTGCTTTCCGTTTTTGGTAATTGAATCCCAGATAACGCCGGATTGAGAAAACGTACCCATAATTATTTGCCCTTCTTACGCGCCGCAGCAGCGTTGTCGACGAGATTTGGCCAAGGTCTACCCGCAGCCCTTGCCCTAGCTTTAGCACTTTGCTCTTGCTTATGCGACAAGTGTTTTGTGTGGTGATCTTTGGGCAGTTTAGTTTCCCAAAATGGTTTATCAGTCATTTCCGTACCAATAAAATGATGGCTACAATATTAAGCGAAATAATCACCATCTCGCCAATGGTAAACATTAAACCCATGTCAGCATCCCCACTTGCGGAGTGATTTATTAATGCGGCTATCTGGATCAGCAGCTTTAGCTGAGCCAGTCATTTTACGGCGCATTCCGGTCATTCTGCTACAAAAATTGTCATGACGAGGATTCTCTTTATCCTTCGTCGGTGCCTTGAGGTTGTGGCCTTCTGCTCGTGCAGAAGCGCGTCCCTTGGCGTTTAACCCGCCAGACGGCGATTTACCTTCAGAACGTGTCCATGCTGCGGTCATACTGCACCCATGAGAAAAGTGAGGGGGCTTTTTACACCCCCTCGCTTATATTAATCGTGTTCAGGCTCGTAAGACTTGTGAGCCTTTGGCTCAGTTCCCTTAGCAGCCGTGGAAAGTGGGTGCATGTTTGCACCAATCTCGCCACCATGCTTGCGGGCCTTACGATCTGCACGATGCTTAGCATGTTCACCATGCATTGCATGCTCTGGGTGAACGTGACCACCACGCTTGCGCTTTGCGCGATGCTCAGCCTTAGGATGCTCGTGATGATGCTCCTTGTGCTTTGCATTGTGATGGGCAACATGGCCACCATGCTTGCGCTTGGTGCGACCGCCATGCTTGCGTTCTTGTGCTTCGTGTTCAGTTGGCGAATTTGCGCCAGCGTACACGTCTTTCACAGCAGCATCAGCGTACATTTCGCCGTGCGTACCGTCTTCTGACTTATGGACCTTCTTCATGGCCTATTCCCTTAGAAGTTGTAGTACTGGGTAAGACCAAACAAGCCAGTTGCAGACTGGACATTGTAGGCCTGAGGTATCTGGCGGAACACATACTTGTTCGTGCCAGTAGACGGCGTGAGATTGACGCCCGACGCATTCGCAAGGTCAATCGTGCCACGGACATCGCCCGTTGTGGCGGACGGTGTAGTACGGTCAGCAGGTAAGAACCCGTTTGCAGCAAAGCCCGTGTTAACCGCTGGTGCAGTCTGAGAGTTACCAGAGTTAACAACAACTTCTGCTGAGGTATCTGAACGGATTGGCAAGCCAACAATTGCAGTCGTACCAACAGAGTAAGCGTGGGTCGTATCAGCCGTGCCGCCGGAAAGCACCACAGACTTGATATACTTAAACGCCTTCTTGCCGTTTACTGCGTTACCCGCTGAAATCGTGATGGCTTCAGACATTGGATATCCGTAGACATCGTAGCCGTTAACCGTCGCGGTTGCATAAGTGGCGCTGGCTGCTGCAGTAACGCTTACTGCACGGCCAACCATTGCCATTGGGTTCCAAAGCCAAATTGATGGCGTCTGGATGTTTGTTGGGATTGCGCAAGATTGCACGTTTGGATAGGCCAAAGTAACCGTACCAGACGTGAATGTTACGTTTTGACTTAGCTGATAAGTACCAGTCTGTCCGTTACCAACCGTTGATGAAGTTCCTGTCGTCGTAATCTGAGAGCCGATATAGACGCCAGAAGTTGCACCAAGGGTTCCGCCTGTCACCGTCGTAGAAGAGGACAGAAGAACCATTCCCGGACCAATTGGCATGCCACTGTTTGCCGTAACAGTCAGGATACCGTTCGTTGCTGAAGCGGTAACTGAAGCATAGGCATCAAGTGCCAAAACCGTGTCCGTGGCGCCCGTATCTGACCGGGTAAAGTTGGACGAATAGTAGACGCCAGTAGTAGCGGAGTTAGTCGTAACAAGCGAAAGAGTCGCGCTTGTGGGGTTTGCAGAGGCAACAATTGCTGCCGCTGCGTTTGTGTATGGGACACCCGTGAACGAAACAATGTCACTAAAGCCATACCAGCCAAAGTCTTGAGCGGACTGCGATTCACCCGGAAGGTAGGTGAATGGAAGACGCGGATCAAGGATGCCGCCCCCCGCATAAAATAGCGAGGAGCCTAGGTCAGGGTTATAGTCCGATGGTTGCGATGGGTTTTGCCCAAATACAATCAGTGGACCGGAGAATGCTGTATCAGCCATAGTGCCTTCTCCTTACGAGGTTGGGAACGAGCCGTAGATCGCGCGCCAGTTGTAGTAACCAAACGAGTAACGCTCGTAGCCCTTAACAAGCAAGTTGTCAGTCACGAAATCAACTTGCATGTCTGTTTCAAACTTAATGCGTTCCATATACGCCAAGCCATCGATGTTGGTGAGGAGGAACCAAGCGTAAGCTGAGGTCAAGAAGTCGTTGACCATATAGCCTTCGCTGAGACCACCTGCCGTCATCATGATCGCATTGACGTCGTTGTCCGCAGTACCCGGACGCAATTCAGTCTTCGTGAGACGGATTGCAACTGGTTCTAACTGTGGAGGAACGATTAGTTTGCGGCCACGGGCAAAGATTTTCAAGCCAGCCTGATCTTTGAAGTTCGTGCGGACTGCAATCATTGCATTCAGCAAGGTGGCTTCGTTCAAGTCAACCTGAGTCGTTGGCGTGTTAGCAACCGTACCACCGTCAATAGGATGCGCCGTGGAGCAGAGTGCTACACCGTCACCGCCAACTGCTGCGTTGTACGTCGTTGCCGTGTTAAGGATGTTCGCGCCATAAATTTCCTTAGTCTGCTGGAAAGATTCCACGAGGCCAAGGTTGGATGGCATGAACTGGGTCTTGTAGAGGTTATCGTCAATCGCCTTGCGGGTGATTGCGTAACCCAGAGCAATTTCAGTGTGCTCTTGGTTCCAGACGAAGCGTTCGCCAGCATTAGAATCAAAAGCGGTCTGGCCGCCTTCAGTCTTAAGCTGTGCGAGGCCAAGGTAACGCATTTCTGCCGTGCGTTCCAAAGCCATTTTTGATTCGTGCTTCGTGAAGATTTTGTCGTACTGAGATGAAATCATCTCGTACTTGCCTTCTACCCCGCGTAGACCGGGGAGGAGAAGGTCTCTGATCTGACTTAGATTAACAGCCATAACACCTTACTCCTTAGCTGATGCCAGTTGGGCCAGCGCCGTTGCTGCGGAAGATTTCGTTGTTGAAGCCAACGATTACGTTGCAGTACTGCGAGGTTGGGTCGCCACCGTTTTGGAAACCAACTTGGTAATCCACAATGGTGAATGGGAAAGTGACAGTCGTTCCAACGGACGAAAGATACGCACCGGAACGGCCAGTTGACGTGTTGCCCGTTCCAATGGAGAACTGGGCGTATTGGCCCTGAACGCCAGAAGTCTGCGTGGAAAGGGTACCCGTGATTGGGAACGAGGTTGTGCTTGTCTGAACGATGAAACGAGCATTAGGGTCATCAATGACGTAAGCTTCAACGTCACCCGTTGCACCGGAGCCGGGCCAATAGTTAGACCAGACCGTGCGGCCAAGAGATGTGTTGAGGTACTTGCAGCCAACAAAAATACCCGCGAGGGTCGTCGTGCCGGGGGAAGCCTGAACGATGTAACCGTTGGCGCTGCTTACCGCTGGCATTACTGGATCGCCAGTGTAGATAGCACCTGAACTCGACGCAATACGGCGTACGGATTGAGCGAACGTAGGCGCACCACCCGCACCACCCTGATACTGCGTAAAGCCAAAATACGCTTGCGTATTAGCCATAGCAATTTTTCCTGAGTGATGAGGTTACTATGCGCCAAGCACTGCTAACCCCGACAAGATAACCCGCCTCCCACAGGGCAGGTTAGAGGCCGTCCTTATTCATTAGGAACAGGCATAGCCTCGTATGATTTTTTCACCTGAGGACGGACGCGAGCATCCTCGCGGGTCATTGTGCCATCAGGTGTGGTGCTAAGCTGTTGTTCCTTAGAACGGACTTGGTTCCTAGCACGACGCAATTCTATAGCTTTTGCTTCATCTGTCAACTCTTTAGGACGCTCCATCAAAATCATGCCGTCACGCTCAATTGTTGCGTAGTTGCCAGTTGGCATCATAGCCTTGTGGCGGGCATCCCGATTTGCAGGAACTGGCGTCCAACCAGCGTCTGCCAAGCGAATTTGGTATGACGGGTCTTCCTGATTATAAATGGTTTTACGCTTCCATTCATATGACCAGCCCTCTGGGACAATGTATGGATCAATGAAATACTGATCCGTGTTGTCCATGTCCAAGCCCTGACGGTGGGCGCGAATTTCAGCAGTGCGTTTTGCTGCGCGTTCTGCGGGGCTTTCAGCGCGAACTTCACCACGAACATCTGGGCGGATGTCAGAAGTTGATTTTTTAGGGGTTAACTTAGTAAGTTTGGTTTCATTCTCAGCCATTTGGCTCTCCTATTAGTTAAGCTTACCTTCGCGCTTCAACGCGACCATGTTCTTGGCGTAATCTTCAGGGGACATGCCCATCATTGACGCCATCTCACGCATTTCAGAACTTAGACGCACCACTTGAGACTTGCTTGGCGTACCGGACGCAGTTCGTGTGGTGGGCGCAGCGGCTGGAGCAGTTCGTTTCTGAACCGGAGCAGCGGCGGCAGACAATGCAATGTCTTCACCGTCATCAGCCTGTACTGGCGGAGCCTTTTTAAAGCCCAACTGCTGCTCAATTGCGTCAAAATATGCATCAGAATCAACAATATAGCCGTCAGCCATAGCAATATTGTGGGCGCCAACCATTTTTTGGTACATGCGCTGGTCCGTGATGCACTGAGGATGCGCCCTGATCCATGCGGCGGATCGTGGCGACAGCGTTGAAGCTACACGCTCAACCGGATCGTTGGTCTGTGGCGCCGCTGGCTGTGGGTTAGCTAAACGCTCCTCAAGGGAAGCCTTGCCATTCTGTAGCTGCAACAACTTTGCAGCATTTAATGACATTGTTTCCTGAATCTGAGCAGCCGCGTCGTAGTCACCTGAAGTCATGGCCTCTTTGAAGTTAGACTTTAGGTAATCAGATTCGCGCTTAAGCTTATCAATTGCCCCAGTGATAAGCTGAAGGTTGCTGTCTTGTACTTCAGCGGCAGCCTTTGTAGCCGTCTGCTGCGCTTGTTGGGCGCGGCTCTCTGCCTCAAACCGGAGTTTCTTTTCCTCCTCAAGGCGAGCCTTCAGTTCCGCAATGCCATCTTCCGGCGTCTGCGAATCATTTGCCGCTACTTTTGTTTCCGTTTTGTTCTCTTCAACAGCCGCCTCTGGGGCGTCGTCAAGAACGGTAATTTCTTCATCTACTTGTTCCATTTGGAATTTCCTTACCAAACTGCATCAGGTGCCGGGATGCGGCCACGGATGTCGATGTCACGCAAAACGCGGCATTGAACGCCATGCACATTCATGGACCAGCCATCAGATGGGCGGTAAAACACCCAGTCATTGACATTAACTTCAACGCCCTTGAACCAATCTTGGTCGTCGTCAATAAATGCCAACGGACCTTTCTTGACCACAAGGCCAACTTTGCCCTGATACTTGTCTTCCTCAACGTACTTATCCGTTAAGTGAATACCGCTTTTTGTCTTGTTAGGGCGCACATATGTTGCAATCAGAACATGAGTGTTAAATACTTCAATGTCTTTAATGTCGCCCAATTCTTTAAGAATAGATTCCTTTGGGTCTACGTCGTGATGCATCCGCGTATACGGCATACTTATCCTCTTTCACCTGTTTGAATAATGCGGTCAGCTTCAGACATGAGTTCTTTGGCCCTCTGCAAGCCGCGAATCATGCCCACTCTAAATTTGTAATCTTTGATGTCGTCCACGTTTCCGTTGGCGAGAATAGCAAGCTCGTCAGCAATCGCCTCGTCTATGAGGCGGCCAATTTCATACTCTAAGAGGCTGCTATATGTTTGTACCATGCGGAATGTATACACACCGCACGGTATCTATTCCTATCCCGCTAGGAACTTTTAGACGGGTTAATCTAAGCCGTAGGCCTTGATCTTCTCAATCCGTCCCAAGCCACCGCCCGCAGCATTGTCAATAATGTGCTTTGGTGCTGGGTTGCTTTCTACCTTACCGCCAGACTTGCGGCCAATTGGAGGCATGCCCGGACGAGCCGCACCCATTGGAGGCAAGGAAGGAGGCGCACCCATAGGCATACCCTGTGGAGGCATTACTGGCGGACGTGGTGGTGGAGGAGGAACCATTGGCCCACCCATTGGAGGCATCACAGGAGGCTGCGACATGCCGCTATGTGGGTGGATCATGATGTTGACGTTAGTCTTACCCTTGGCTGAACCGCCATGCTTGCGAGCAACGCGACCGCCGTCAACACCCGGAACTTCGTGTGGGTAACCCTGACGGACATATAAGCCACGGCCAGCTTCACCGCCATCAGCGTGATGCATGCGCTTCAACGTTTTAGCTAAATTAGCCTTTTTAGCTAATTTTGGATTGTCACTGTGTGCAGCCTTCTCAAGCTTCTTGGCAGGAATCTTTTCTCCAGCGGGAACATGAAGTGCCTTGTGGAGCGAACCCGGATGTTTAATTGCGCCCTGAATCCACTTGGTTGAGCCGCCTTCAGCCTTCTTGGACTTAGCTTCGCCGCCCCAGCAATGTTCATCACGCTTCATAGCAGATGACTTAATCATCTTCTTAATGAGTGCCTTGTCTTGCGCCTCATCAGGATGTGTCGCGCCGCCTTTTTTGTAACCCGTGTTAGGGTTAGTGGTTGGCTTAGGACCAGTGTACTTAACTGGCTTATCAGCAGGGCGAGGCGTAGGCATAGGAACACGCTCAGGCAATCCACGGCCCTTCATTCCCTGCTCAATCTGGTCCTGACGGATGATATCACCTACTGCATCACCATCTGCGTGATGTTCGCGGTGAACTTTGCCGCCTTTCTTCATCATTGGCTTGCCTGCCATGCCGGGCGCAACGCCAACTGGTGGGCGAGCAATCATTGGGCGCATTGGGCGCATGCCGCGCATTGGGCGACCAGCTAATGGGGTGCCTGCAATAGGAGCATC